AACGATGAGGTGGCCGAGGTGCCGGCCGACAATGTTGCTGGCGTGATCCGGCGCCGGCCTGAGCGCCGCGCCCGACGCGTGTTCCGATCGAGCTATTTGAGCTGATCCATGACGGTCGAAGAGATGACGGCGCAGCGCGATGCGCTGCTCGCAGCCCGTTTCCGCGGTGTGCGCACGGTCGAGATCGACGGGCGGCGGGTGACCTACGCCTCCGACGCCGAGATGGCGGCCGCCATCACGGATCTGGAGCGTCGCATTGCTGCGGCCCAGGAGGGCGGTCGCAAGCGCCGCATTCTCACATTCGCTTCGAAGGGGCTCTGAGTGCTTGCCTCGCTGACGGCATTCCGGCGCCGCGTCGGCGCGTTCATCGGCGGATTCGAGGCAGGGCTCGCGAACCGGCGATTGAAAGGATTCCAGCCAAGCCGGGCGCATCTCAATACGCTGATCGCTGCGGCCGGTCCCGACATCACGGCGCGCGCCCGCTGGCTCGTGCGCAACAACGGCTATGCGGCGAACGCAATCGAGAGCTGGGCCGGCAATGTGGTCGGCGCCGGCATCAAGCCCTCATCCTTGATCAAGGATGCTGGTCTAAAGGCGCAGCTGCAGAAGTTTTGGCTCGACTGGACCGACGAGGCGGACGCCGAGGGGTTCACCGATCTCTATGGCCTGCAGCGCCGCGCGGCACGCGAGGTGTTCATCGCCGGCGAGGTGTTCTTCCGCTTCCGGCCGCGCCGTCCGCAGGACGGGCTCTCGGTCCCGCTGCAGTTGCAGATGATTCCCTCCGAAATGCTGCCGCTCAATCGCAACGAGGTTACGCCTGGCGGCAACACGATCCGCCAGGGGATCGAGTTCGACGCAATCGGGAGGCGTGTTGCCTACCATTTCCTGCGCCGGCACCCGGGAGACATCACGGATCCCGGCCTTGCCGGCGACATCGTGCGCGTGCCCGCGTTCGAGGTCGTGCACGTGATCGATCCGGTCGACGCCGGGCAGCTCAGGGGCATATCGCGGTTCGCCGCCGGCATCGTGAAGCTGTTCCTGCTCGACCAGTACGACGACGCCGAGCTCGACCGGAAGAAGGTCGCGGCGATGCATGCGCTGTTCATCACCACGCCGGCGCCGACTGAGCCCCTCGACGCCGCGGAGGGACGCGACGAGAACGACGAGCGCACCATCGATCTGCAGCCTGGGCAGATCACGATGTTGGAGCCGGGCGAGGAGGTGCAAACCTCGGCACCGGCGGACTCGGGGCAAACCTATGAGCCGTTCCAGTACCGGACGCTGCTGCAGGTGTCGGCGGCTCTCGGCGTGCCCTATGCGTATCTCTCGAACGACATGCTCAAGGCGAACTATTCCAACTCTCGCCTTGCGCTTCTGGAATTCCGCCGCCGCATCGAAGCCTACCAGCACGCCGTGGTCGTCTGGCAGCTTTGCCGCCAGGTGTGGGCGCGCTGGATGGATACCGCGGTGCTCGCGGGCGCACTCGATCTGCCGGACTACGACCAGCGTCGGCGCGAATATCTCGCGTGCGGCTGGCTGCCACCGAAGTGGGATTGGGTCGATCCGCTCAAAGACGCGCGCGCAGAGATCGAGCAGATCGATGCAGGCTTGAAGAGCCGCACCCAGGCGCTCGCCGAGCGCGGCTACGACGCCGAGCAGGTCGACGCCGAGATCGCGGCCGACAAGGCCCGCGAGAAATCGCTCGGCCTGACCTTCGGGTCGCCAGCGCCTGGGACGCCGCTGCCAAGCGACCAGGCCGATGCATCCAGCGCCAACTGAAGGGCTGACAATGCTCAATCTGCCGCATGTGGCCTCCCGGGTGTTCGGGACGCCGCTGACGATCGCGCGCGCCAAGCTTGAGGTGATCCTCGGCGTGCTGGCGCCGCGCTTCAGCGGGGCTGTCGCCGAACCAATCGATCCCGAGCCTGATCCGGCGCCGCCGATTTCCATCACCGTCGAACGGATCGCGGTCGTGTCCGTGATCGGCACGTTGGTGAGCCGTTCGGGTTACCTCGACGCCGCCAGCGGGCTCCAGGCTTACGGAGACATCGCCGATGCCATTGCGGCGGCGATGGACGACGCGAGCGTGCGAGGCGTCATCCTCGATGTCGACTCTCCCGGCGGTGAGGTCGGCGGCCTGTTCGACCTGGTTGAGCAAATTGAGGCCATCAGAAGCGCCAGCGCAAAGCCGCTCTGGGCGGTGGCAAACGAGAGCGCATTGTCGGCAGCTTATGCCATCGCCAGCACTGCCGATCGGTTTTACGTCACCCGCACCGGCGAGGTCGGCTCGATCGGCGTGGTCGCGGTCCATGTCGACGAGAGCGGGGCAGATGCCAAGGCGGGACTCGCATGGACCTTCGTGTTTGCCGGCGAGCGCAAGGTCGACGGCAACGCGCATGAGCCGCTGTCGGAGCGCGCCCGCGCAACGATCCAGGCCGACGTCGACCGGCTCTACGCCGAGTTCTGCGCGCTGGTCGCTGCCAATCGCGGGCTGCCCGTTGAGACGGTGCGTGGCACGAATGCCGCGATCTACCGCGGCGAACTCGCCATTCGCGCCGGCCTCGCCGACCAGCTCGGCACCCTTGATCTCGCCGTTGCCGAAATGGCCGCCGAACTCGACCGCGCTGCGTCAGCGTCGCGCCCCACCATCATCCCCACGCCCAAGAGGAGCCTCTCCATGGCAACGAACGAGACCGAACAGATTGACGATCAACCGAAGCACCCGCAGCAGTCGGTCCCTCCTGCGCCGGCACCGGCGGAGGCTTCCCGCGATCCTGCGCCGCCGGCAGCTGCCGCGGGACCTACGCTCGATGCGAGCACGGCCGAGAAGCTGCGCGCGGAGTTCGCCGAGATCGCCGCAATCGCGACGCAGGCGGCTCGGCTCGGCGTCACGGTCGACGCAGCGGACGCCATGCGAAAGGGCATCTCGGCCGACGCGCTGCGCCGCACCGTCCTCGATACGCTCGCGGCGCGCACCGAAGCGACGAGCGTAATCGCCGCGGCGCCATCCACACCCACTGCTGGCGACAGCCCGATCGTGCGGCGCGCGAAGGAACGCGCCGCGGCGGCCCGCGCCTGACACCTAAGGAGCACAGCACATGACGACCCTGACGATGGCGCCGACGCTCGGCGATCTGCTCAAGTACGAGCTCAACGGCAACTACAGCCGCGAGACCGTGACGCTCAAAGCCGGCACGAACTACGCGCTCGGCTCGGTGCTCGGCAAGATCACTGCCTCCGGTAAATGTCGGCTGTCACCCAATGCCCAGGTCGTTGGCGACGAAGGCGCCGAGACTGCGGTGGCGGTCCTGATCGAGGCGGTCGATGCCACGGCGGCCGACAAGACCGGGCTCGTGGTCGCGCGCGGCCCGGCAATCGTGTCCAAGGCGGCGCTCGTGTTCGATGCCTCGGTCGACGACAATACGAAAAAGGCAGCGAAAGACGCCCAGCTTTCCGCTGCCGGCATCGTGCCGCGCGACACCGCCTGATCCGCTTCCACTCCAACCAGAACTTCACATCGGGCCTCGACGGAAATCCCCGTCGGGGCCCGCAGCATTTCCAAGGAGACCTCAATGGCCCCGATGATCAATCCCTTCGACGCGGGCGGCTACACGCTCGCCGAGATGACGCAAGCCATCAACATCCTGCCCAACATCTACACCCGTCTCGGCGAGATGGGCCTGTTCCGCTTCGAGGGCATCACCCAGCGCAGCGTGATCATCGAGCAGGCGGAGGGCGTGCTGAACCTGCTCCCCACCGTGCCGCTCGGCGGGCCGGCGACGGTCGCCAACCGCGACACGCGGTCTATGCGCTCGTTCACGGTGCCCTGGATCCCGCACGATGACGTGATCACGCCGCAGGACATCCAGGGCGTGCGCGGGTTCGGCGTGGCGGACGCCGCCGACCCGCTCGCGACCGTCATGGAACGCAAGCTCACCCGCATGCGCGCCAAGCATGCGCAGACCCGCGAATACATGGAGATCAACGCACTGCGCGGCGTCGTCAAGGACGGAGCCGGCACCGAGCTCTACGATTACTTCGACGAGTTCGGCCTCGCCCAACAGTCGGTCGACTTCGTGCTCGCCACCGGCACCACGAACGTCCAGGCCAAATGCCGCGAGGTGCTGCGCGACATCGAGACCGAGCTCAAGGGCGAGACCATGAACGGGGTGCTGGCGCTGGTCAGCCCCGGCTTCTTCGACAAGCTGATCGGCCACGCCAAGGTGGAGGATGCCTACAAGTACTTCTCCTCGACGGGCGCCCAGCCGCTGCGCGAGGACACCCGCCGGCGCTTCCCGTTCGCCGGGATTGTGTTCGAGGAATACAACGCCACCGTCACGCTCTCGACCGGCGCGACCGAGACGCTGGTCCCGGCAGGCGAAGGCATCGCGTTCCCGCTCGGCACCATGGATACATTCGTAACCTACGGCGCCCCGGCAAACCTGATCGAGACCGTCAACACCATGGGTCTGCCGATCTACGCCCGCCAGATCGCCCGCCAGGACGGCAGCGCGATCGACGTGAAGACCGAGGCGTCGCCCTTGCCGGTGAATAAGCGCCCGCGGCTGGCGGTCAAGATTCTCACCAGCAGCTAAGCGACTCTGTCCCCGCATCACCTCTTGGTGCGAGACGGACAGAGGTCCTGCATATAGCAAGCGCCGCAAGCAGGATCGTGGGGTCTACACCACGACCTTCCGATCTCCCAGCTTGGCAGGTCCATAATGCCTGGAAAATCCGGGTGGAGCGCTCGCGCTTTGTAAACTAGCTGTTCAACCGTAGCATCGGAGGGGCAAAGGCCAAGGCGAGCAAACACGCGCCGAACATGCACGTCCGCAGAAATATCGATCGAATAACAATCAGAGAAGGGCACCTTAAAGTCTCGCGCCAGGATGTTGGCTGCCATGGTCGCAATCTTGGGGCCGACGCCATCGAATTGCAGAAATTGGTAGACGACATCCGCGCTGCTCGGACGATTCGCCCAAATGCGGGAGGCGTCGCCCTCATATTCTGTAGCAATCCGTTGAACAGCCGCGTGAAACAGACGGCTCATGGTATCAGCGAAGCGGTGAAGCGGCTCCGGCTTCGACATCAGGCGTAACACCTCTTTCTGAGATAGCTCGACGAGGGCATCCATCGAAAACCCTCCAAGCTTCTCCGAGATTCGGTGAGGGATGAGCCACGCCCGCTCGGCCTTGACTTGGCGATCCATGATGCAGGCCAGGACGAACGCGTGCGGATGTCCTTCGAGGTCATTCAGCAGTCGGTCGGCGGACGCGAGCTTTGTGAATTCGACCAGCCCTCTTGGCTTTGCGAAGAGGGACTGCCCCCGCTCCAGCAATCG